TAGCAACTTACCGTATTGCTGACAACAAAGTTGAATTAGTATCTGCTTTGGAAAACCATATTTCCGGTTTCACGTCAGTATCTGACGCAGACTATGCAACTACTGACTTCCAAGGACCATTCCTTAACTCTGCCGACGGTTATGAGACTCAAGGTATGACAAGGGAAGTAGCTGAGCAATCTAAGTTCCGTCAAATGGGTCTTCGTCTCTTCACCAAGTTCATCGAGGCTAGAGGCGACCAGGTTGCAATCTCTGCAACGGTTGAGCAGATCCAAGACCTTAACAGGGTATGGAACTTCGACGTAATCTCAATGCTTGAGAACGTTGGTGTTAATGAAATCGCTCAATCAATCAACAAGAAGCTTGTTGACCGCGTATTCGCTCTTGGTTCTAAGCACTCAACTAGCATTGCTGCAGTAGAAGGTGCAGGTATCACAAACCTTGACCTTACTGTAGGTTCTACAGGTTTCGAAAACATCTCTACTTTACAACGTCGAGTTGTAACTAAGATGCTAGAAATGGCTAACCTTATCTACCACCGCGGACGTTTCGGTGCAGGTACTCACGTCGTTACTAACGGTCGTGTAGCTTCTGCTCTTGCTGACGTAGCTGGTTACTCTTTCGCTCCATTCAACAACGATCTTCCATCAGGTCCAGGTCAACTGTACCCAGCTGGTAAGGTTTACGGTATGACCGTATACGTTGATCCAAACTTGAAGTTCAGCGACAAGCGTATCCACATCGGCCGTAAGGGTGCAGACGAAGAACCAGGTGTTAAGTTCATGCCTTACATCATGGCAGAAACTCTGCAAACAATCGCTGAAGGTACATTCTCTCCAAAAATCGGTATCAAGTCAAGGTACGCGATCACAGAAGCAGGATGGCACCCAGAAACTCAGTACATCACCCTAAATGTTGATGGTCTTGGTGTTCTGACTGGATCTACTTCTCCTTCATCTTCTTACGCTTAATTGTAAGTAGAAAGTATAGAGTTTATAAAAAAGGGTTCTCATTAGAGAGCCCTTTTTCTTTTTATGCGAATTCACTCGAATAAATAATTACCTAAAGCCAATTCAAAAATAATAACAAGAATGAAGACTGTTTTAAATTACCAAGAGTTCCTACTTGAAAAGAAGTCAATCGACCAGCAAATGGCAAAGATGCCTTCAGGAAAAGGAAGCAAATCAACCAAGTCAGTTGATTCAGAAATGGCAATGATGCCTAAGGGCGGAAAGTCTCTTAGTAAGCAAGTGAAGCCTGAAATGGCAACAATGCCTAAAGGAAAGGGCTCAGCTATAAGCAAGGAGGTAAAACCAGCAATGGCAAAGATGCCAACCAAGAGCGGATCAGTTCCAAAGAAGGCAGTTAGCACAGAGATGTCAAAGATGCCAGCAAAGAGCGGATCAGTTCCAAAGAAGACAGTGGATCCTAAAATGGCAAAGATCACAGTTAAGGGACAACCTGGAAACAACGTGAAGTTTGCAATGAAAGGCCCAGGCAAGAAGTAATAAAAAATGACTAACTCACAAATGCAGAAATCAAATTCTCATAGGGTGCAGTCGTTCGAATCCTTTCTAATCGCTGAAAAATCATCGATAAAGGGCCTTGTCGGAAAGTCTGACAAGGAGGAATTAGACCTGGAGGACGCTCGTACGATAGGAAAGAAGATATCAAAGATGAAGGGCCCTGACCGTAAGAAGTACATAGGAATCGTTAACTTCATGGGAGCATCATGTCGAATTTATAATGAGATATGGGCCAACTACAAGACCGTTGACCCCGAGAGAAACAGGTCAAACAAAGGAAAGGAATTTAAGGGCGAAAAAACAATTGGATAATAGTTGATAAGTCAAGGAGTCATAGCTGAATCGATCATTAGTTTTAAGGTAACGTGGACGAATCCTGGTAATGGGGCCCAACCTAAATGGGACCAAGAAAAGCAGGACATCACTATACATGAAACGGATGTTTACCCAGACCTGAAATACGTTTCGGCGTATGCTGCACCAATGTACGTGAAGTATCGGTCAGGTTCGAACTTGAATGAGCTCATAATGGAGATCAATTCAATGATCGATTCAAAAATGAAACCTGCAAACGAGAGGGCCCTTCTGCCTGGACCGTCAAAGGACCCGGCTAAACTACCAGGCGGAGATGTTGCTAGCCAGCTTTTGCTTGCACCGATTAGGGAACCTGAGGCATTGCCTAGAGGCCCAGAGCCGCCGAAGGCAATCGGGCCAGGTAAACAACCTCACCTTCTACCATCTCCTAAGGATCCGATGAATAAACTTATAGGCCCTAATTCTGGAGAGCCTGGTGTGACCCCAGAAGGTGATGCTAGCTCTTCTAAAGGACCTGCTTACACCGTAACTGTGTATGGTGAACGATTGAGATTAATAGAGGTACAGGAAGAGAGAGGAGCGTACGCTGCTGGTATCAGGTTCCTGTATAGAATCTCAAATAATCTAAATAAGAAAGTCGGAGAAGAAACTGTTGACAACCAAACCAAGATATGGGCTGAGGTCAAGTACACTGGCGGTGTCGCCAAGTACAAGTTCGAAGATTTCAACGAGAAGGAATTCAAGTTTGGAGGAAACCTGTTAGCGCAGGTCCTACCTAGCGTTGAATTGGTCTTTGTTCCGGACCCAAACTCAGTTTACGCAAGGGAACAAATAGTCGCGGACATCGCGGACATCGTTAAGGCTGCAAACCTAACGCTAACTGGAAAGTCGGACGATCAGCTCAAATCAGACATAAAGGTTCTTCAAGACGAGGTCGAAAGGCGCACGTCAAAAAAGGACTCAACCGAATCCTCAACTAATAAAGGGGGACAGGAATAAATAATCAAAAAATACAGACAAGATGGCAGGTCTATCACATTTTAGAAATTCAGTCGCTGGTCCAGGTAGGTATGAACCCATTTACTTGAACCTGTTCGAAGTAATAATAACACCACCTCCGGCGATTCGTGGAAAGATCGGATTCGGCGGGGACCTAATGCTTAAGCACGTTCTTAACTTTAAGAACCTACCGGAGTACTCAGGTTCAGGAACAGCCGTCGCTACGCAGAACTATAAGTTCTCACAAAGAGCGTACGCTCCAGCCAAGCCAACTTCGACAATTCATCAGTTCACTATTGAATTCGAAGTTAACCTCGATGAGAAAAACGATAACTACATATACAATGCTCTAAGGGCATGGTCTGACTTGGTGTATGATCCGTTAACAGGTCGTCAAGGTCTGAAGATTGACTATTCTGGCCCATCAAGCAATGCAGCAATGATATACGTCAATCAATTCAATCGTGCCGGAACGATATTTAGAGAGTTTAAATTCTCTCCAGTATTCATTGGCCCTAATAAAATGACAGAAACTGCTCTTGACTACACATCAGACGGTCTGTATAAATTAACCGCTCAGTTCACGGCTGATTCGTACACGGAAGTTAGAATCGGACAGTAAAAATACTTAAAGTAAAAATGGAAATGTTCAACGTAAAGCGCAGGGATTATCCGTCGACTGACAAGTACACCGACATCAAGAAGGCTCCATTCGGAGGTCCTTCCGAAAAGGTTGATTTCGACACGACGAAGAGGACTACTCTTGCAGGTTATCAAAGGATCGTCTCTCGAAACGCTGACTTTGAGGGAGGAAACTTCAATCATAATTACGATCCCACATGGAAGGCTATCACTAGAGACCTAATCCACAGATCAGCAAATAAAAAAGAATTTAACCCAATGTACGCAAAACCAACAATGGCAACAGTACCAGCAGTAGAAGAAGGCAGGATCGCAAGGTTCGAAGAATACGTGAACGAAAACTTCGACGGATCAGGCTTTAACATGTTCTCAGAAGCAGAAGACGAGCCTGAAGTAGAAACAGGAATGGAATCTGAAATGGAACCTGAAATGGAACCTGAAGTAGACGAAGAAAAGCTTGAAGCTTTGATGGAAGACTATTCTGAAACCATTACCGACGTTATTGAAGAGATAATGAAGCAAATGGAGATAGAGCGCGAAGAAACAATTGATCTTCTTAGAGCTGCTCTAAAGAAGATGAAGGAAGAACCAGCCGAGGAAGAAGAGGAAGAAGTATCTGAAATGCCAGAGGCAAGGGAAGAAGAAGAATAAAACTTAGATCTCAATGAGAATAATTAAGCTATACGAACAATGGGTGACGGAAGAAGAAACTTCCGTCGCTCAACCTGTTCAACCTACTCAGGTCGCAGCTCCAACTCAAGCGACACCTCAACCGTCCACTGCTTCAACTACGGAAGAAGTGATCTCCGTCATACCAGACGGAGATGAGTCAAAGAAATTCTCAATTAACGCGGTTAGACAGCCAGGCAGTCCAAGCGGAATAGAGAGCACGTTTATTGCAAATAGCTCAACTAATGCTGGCGTAAAGAAGGGCGCAACCGTAATGATTTCAAAGAATCCTGATTCTGAAGGAATGTTCGATGTTGTTGCCTCAAACGATCCTAATAATGTAGCTGATTCAAGCGTATGGTCAGCTAAGGTCAATGTTGCCTAATCTTCTACTAAAACCTTCGGTTTTTTAATCGTAGTAACTCCCTGAACCTTACCTATTTCAGATTCAAGGTCTATCATCTTTGGTGAGAATTTTATCGTACTATACGCAGTCGATAAAAAGTTTATCGTATTGTTTATCGTGCTAGCGGTAAGGTTAGAATTCACGTAAATTATTCGATTGTATTTACGGTTTCTCACATTAACTGCCTTGTCTATGAGCTTCTTAATCTCATAGTTTATCAAGAACGATTGTATTTTGTTTGGGATGACGATGTCTTGATCGAACTTATCCCTAATTATCTTGTTGACGTTCAGCAAGTAATCACATTTCTGCTTCTTTAAGAAGATCTTCACGAACTGCTTTTGATCCTTAACGAAGACTATTTCCAATTTTCTGCTCTTATTCTCCAGCATCTAATTCTACTTTTTTAATTTCAACACCTGCTCTGGAAAGAACTTCAAGGCCAAGGATGTCACGATACTGTTCGCGGTAAACAACTCTCTTGATGCCTGATTGTAAGATCAGCTTGCTACATTCCCTACACGGAGAAAGAGTTATGTACAAGGTTGCTCCATCACAGCTTTGAGTCGACTTGGCAACCTTAGCTAGAGCGTTAGATTCAGCATGCAGCACGTACCATTTGGTCTTATATCCGATAAATATGCCTTCATCTGAGTACTCAGCCTCCTCACATTCATTCTCGAAGCCGGACGGGGTTCCATTGAATCCATCGGAAATTATCGTTCCGTCCTTGACTATTAGAGCTCCGACCTTTTTACGAGTTGCATGAGAAAGCTCAGACCACGTCATGGCCATCTTGATGTAAGTTTGATCTAATTTGTGTTGCTTTGACATTACTTGCCCCTTTGATTGATGTTATTGTAAATCCAAAGGAACAGATCGTTCTCTTGGAATATGATTATGTCCTTAGATGATTCGCTAGTAAGCTCATCGAATAGGATTTTAAAATTTTGAGTTGGTTCGCCGGTAATCTCGATCAGATCATTAATCACGTGAGGCATTTGAACTGGAACGAACTCTGAATCTAACATTTTTGTCAATAGGTCGTAGTGTCTATCGTAAACGTGATATGAGTTCGCAATGTGAGTGTATGTACCAAGCTCTAAATCAGAGTATAACTGTTTTAGGTGAGAGTACATCTGCATCTGTAATGAACAAAAGAAGGCCACATCGGTTGGAGTGCCCCAAATGGCATCATTGCTTCTCATGAAAGTGCTCATGTGAAATTTATTATCACGAATGTGGCAGTTGACGTACATGGTGCACACGAAATCCTTATTATCAGGATATTGGTGATCCGGTAAATTAAAGTGCATTATTGCCTGCCTAGTATTCTTATCAGATAGCAGAGAGCCTATTGCCCATTCGTATTGGCACATGTTGTGTGGGTTCTTGGTCTTGAAGATCAGATGACCGTATGCTGAGTTAGCTGTACCGTCAGGGTTCTGAATGCTTTGCCAGAACTTTGCCCATTTCGAAATGAATTGGACATCATTTCGACCCATGTAATACCACAAAAATTCAGCAGCGATGTACTGAATTTGCGAACCTCTAGCTTGATTTGAATAGAGGCATGAGGTTGGATCCTCAACGACTAGGGCAACGTTGAGTAATTCTTTACTTTTTGTGCCACGAGCTTCATTCTGAGCGCCTTCACTTTGAAGGCCAATTAGTGAGGCTTGATAACAATCAGCAAAAGTTGTTCCTTTAAACGTAATCATGTTATCTAATACTAAGAATTATAAAAAGGATTAGGTTAAATTATGCGAATGTCTGAAAAGTGATCGTTGTTCTCAATGTGTAACTTAAGATCAAAATACTCCTCCGGTAAAGGATCATGCGAGATAACGAATACTGTCATGTTGTACTGCTTGGCGAAGGCTTTTAACAGATCAACCACTCGATAAATAGAACCAACATCAAGAGAAGAGAATATTTCGTCCAAGAAAAGAAGGTTCACGTTATTATGCTTCATCTTGATCAGCTCAATTATGGCCAAGAGCACGATTAGGTTCATTTTCTTCTGTTCTCCAGTCGAAAGAGAGTCAGGCGAAATCTGCATGCCAAGGTGAGTGATTATTGGATTGAATTCCAAGTCGAATTCAAAAGCGAACTTAAATTCAAGCACCTTAGCTGTCTTCAGAATTCGTTTATTCAACAGTGGTATGATTTGACTCATCAGCATACGTTTCATGCCAGAATCTCCAAGAATGGATTCAAGCTCTTGAGCAACCTTAAGTCGTTCCTTACACTCAGCAATCGATGTTTGGTTGATTGTGATCTCCTCACGTATCTTATTAATCACCTCAGTCATGTGATCTGTTCCGCTAGTCTTTACCTCTGCTTGTAAGATTTGAAGTTCCCTAACCAGTGGAGAGATTTCAGCATCAATAGAATAAAGGGAACGGCTTGCGTTTGACCTAGAATCCTCCAATTTTTGCAAGGCCTGTTCATTCTTAGCGATTTGGTCGGAAATTGTCGGTAACTTCTGTTCGCTGAGATCCTTTGCTGTCTGGATCCTTTCCTTAAGTTGAACGTGAATTGAATCAGTTAGGTCAGAAAGACAGTGTGGACACTTGTTCTTACTATAAAGTTCTAATTTTCTCTGAAGCTCAGAGATGTTGGCCCTAACAGTCGATTGTGACTGTCGTAGCTCAGTAATCATGGTCTTGACGTCGTTTATGCTAGGAACGAATGAGTTCGCAAGAGTTCGAGTTTCATTCTTTCGATCCTCGAGAGATTTTAAATTTTCTCGAATCTGTTCTATCCTGGAATCGTTATTGGAAGCAATCTCGTTTTTTAGAAGCTCTAATTGTGATAACGAGGATGCAAGCATTCGTTCGTTTGTAGACAATGCTGATTCGATCGGGAATATTTCATCCCGGATCTGCTTGATTTCGGCTTTCGAAACCTTAGCCATATCGTTAACAATATCAAGCCCAAATATCTTATCTATTATTTGTCGTTTGTCGGCTGGGCTCAGCTTAACGAAGCTTTTAAAGTCATTTACCGAAAGGCTTATTGTATTCGAAAAAACGTTAAATGCTATCTTAGTGAGCTCATCCTCTATGAATTCATCAACCCTTCGTTTGTCGGGCAAATTGTACTCGGAGCCGTTTATTAGGACCCTTGAAAAGTTCGGCTCAATTCCTCTCTCTATTTCAACCGTCTTGCCTGAGCTTGTCTTGAACTTAACCTGAGTGTACGCATTCTTATTTATACGGTTCGGTATTTCCTTAATTTTGCGTATTGCGGATTTGCCGTATATTGAAACAGTCAGAGCATCCGAAATGGAAGATTTTCCGCTACCATTAACTCCTTGAACAAGAATCAACCGTGGCTCATCTGTGAACTTTAAGGTCTGTAACTTATTGCCGTATGAACATATGTTCTTAAATGAAAATTCCTGTATCTGCATTAGTTTGTTAAGTATGTGAGTTCTTGATCTGCTCTAACCTCTTCTACTGTGTAGAAGTTATAAAGTTTAGTGGTTTTATCGTATTCCCATGCAACGTTTGGCCGATCGGACGGTCGATATGCTGAACCGTAGCCCATGAGTATCGCATGAGAGTCCATTAGTAACATCTGTTCAGGCTTGATCATTTCTGACAGAAGTTGTTTGACCTGGTGGGGTGTTAACAGACCTCGATCGAGCCGATTCTGTATCTCAAGGTCGGTCAATTTGGAAACTAGCTCCATTTCCTTTTCTAAAGCATCACCATTAACGAATAGTTTTGAAGCTACTTGATTGTGATTTCGGGTTAGGAATATCTGGGTGCTCTTATTAACTGGGATCCATGCGCAGACCTCAATTAGAGCGCCTCTCTGAATCGGAGATCTTGAAAAGACTCCATAATCCTTATCTGTGACCTTTTTAAGGTAAAGTCCGTCTAGTATTCTTGGTGAACTCATACTGATTCTTGTTGTTTTACGGAATTGTGAATATCGAAGAATCTTTTAGCCAAGCTTATCTTAAATGCCTTTGAGTAGTCCTTGGTCTTGATGTACTTCTTAAAAATATCCATTACGCTGAACTGATCGTCTGATGATAGGTCAAGGTCAGTTTGAATTTCGGTAGTCTCCTCAACGTACGTGAAGAATTCTATCTTTCGATGAGTTGATTTGGCAATGGTTTCAAGAAACCTGGTAACAGAGAACTTATTAGCTATCGTGATGCCTATCATTATGTCAACGAACGAATTTGCAAACTGTTC